GATCAGCACCTTCGCCAAGCTCCGAGCCGCGTGGACATTCACACGGCACCAGCGATGGGTGGATCCGCTTCCGTGGACACGCGAGGACGCCACCGCGCTTAATAGCTTTTTCAAGAGCGATACCGGGAAGAAGTTCAAGGACGCTCTCCTGAACACGGTTCTGATGCAGAACGCTTCTGCTATAACAGACCGAAACCATTTGCAATATTCCTCAGGCTTTGCAATGGGTCAGGCCAGTCTTGTGAAGGTCATCGAGATGATGGCCGACCGAGAATCAATTACGGGGCAGGAAGATGATCCGGATTCTGCCACGAACACATAGGATCAAAGTTGCGGTTGCTGCGTCTGTGCGGGCCAGCAAACGAGTATAAGCACAATATGTCAGATGAAAACATGAGCGCGGATGCGATGCTCGCATTAGCCAGAGATCACGATGCCGGTGTCGATATCGACAGCCAGCCAGCGGAGCAGACTCAAAATAATAACGAGTCAGCTTCGGTTGAGCAGGAATCCTCAAATGAGGTGACCGCCAGCAAAGAGACCGATGGTGGCGAGCAGGAAGTCAGCGCAAAATCAGAGCCAGAATCCAAGGCCAAGCAGAAGGAGGAGAAGCCGAAGGATCAGAAGAGCAAATTCGCCCAGGAGCAACAGCGTAAGGCTAAGACTTGGGAGCAGATCAACGCCGAGAAGGAGGCTATCAAGGCCGAGCGCGAGGCGGTGAAGCGTGAGCGGGAGGAGTGGAGCAGGCAGCGGGAGCAATCCAGTGCTGCCGAATCTAACTCGTTTCGGGACGACAAGGGATACACTGCGGAGGATTACGAGGCTGCGGCCAAGGAGTTCGATGCGGATGGTGATACCCAGTTGGCCAAGGCAGCGCGAGCCAAGGCTGATGGAGTCCGGAAAGCGGCGGGTGCCAAGCAGCAGCAGATTCAGCAGGAGCGTTTTAACAAGTCATGGGCTGAGAACTATGGCCGACTCTCTGAGAAGGAGACTTGGTTGAAGGATCAGTCCAGTCCTGAGTACAAGCGCACGGTTGAATTGTTGCAGCGGGTTCCGTTCCTCACTGCGATGCCCGATGGACTTGTCCATGCGGTTGAACTGATGAAGCTCCAAGATACTGCGGGTCGATCTCAGTCGCTTGAAGCCGAGAACAAGGCTCTGAAAGAACAGCTCAATAAGCTCCAGCAGAAGACCGCTATTGGGAAAAGCGTTCCGGCAGGACAACTCAAGACCGAGGAGAAGGATTTCTCGCGGTTATCCCTCAAGGAGCAGAGGGATGCGCTCATGCGAGCCGCACGAGAGTTCGACCGGGAAGCAGCCTAATAGCACAACCTCAACTAAAATATGCCTATCACTACTTCCGGTTCAACCGGCATTCAACTCCAGTTCCAGAACTACTTCAGCAAGGAGCTGCTCTCGATCGTCCAGCAGGAGACGATTCTTGATCAGTTCGGCATGAAGGCCCCGATCCCCAAGAACAATGGTAACAAGGCGATCTCGATGTTCCGTTTCGGAGCCCCGAGCATCGGCAGTGTTCAAAACCTGACTGTTGCGGGTGAAGGTGCGCCTATCAGCACGGCCAACTACCGCGCCCTGTCTCTGAACCGTCTTGAAAAGACGCTTTCGCAGTACGGTCAGGTGATCGGTTTGACCGACATCCTCCGCGCTACGGACTTGTTCAACAGCTTGCAGCAGGCCACCAAGACCAGCGGTCTGGACATGGCCCTCTGGGTTGACTCGGTGATTCGTAACACCCTGATCGGTTCCAACCTTTTGGCCAGCGGATCCTCGATCGGTACTGGTATCGAATCCTCGATTTCCAACGATGACGCGGTGAACGTCAATGCGAACGCGAACCCTACGGGTATCAAGGTGTACGGTAACCCCGCCACGCTCACCAATCAGAGCTTCTCTGATCTGAACAGCGCGACTGCTGCCGCAAATGCCACGATGACGGCGTCCGCCGTCCTCGATTCCATGACCCGGCTGAAGCGCAACCGCGCCCCGCTGATCAATGGCGGCTACGTCCTGGCGACCGACCCACGCGTGTCTCGCGACCTGATGCGCGACAGCGACTGGTTGAACGCCTCTAACTACGGCAACAAGGGTACCCCGTTCTACAAGGGCGAGGTCGGCTCCATCTACGGTTGCCGCGTGGTCAATCAGACCAACTCGTTTGTCAGCACCGGCTCCGGTACCGCTGCCGATGAGTTCGTCTATCAGGCTACCCCTGCGGGTGGCGGTCTCGGCACTGGCAAGGACATCATCGCTTCGTTCTTCTTGGGTAACGAGGCGTTCGGTATCCCTGCCCTGACCGGTGATGATCCGTTGTCTCCGAAGATCGTGATCACTGATACCCCCGACAAGAGCGATCCGTTGAACCAGCTCGTCACCGTTGGTGTGAAGCTGTACTTCGCCGCTCTGCGTTTGGCCGCTGGTAACACCGCGGTTACGAACACCAACAACCCGGTGTGGTACTTGGTGCATCGTACTAAGACCTCGACCACGCTGTAATATGCGACCCAAGACGGCCACCATCATGGTGATTGCCGTCAGCCCAAAGGGGCATCATCGAGCAATCGGTGGTGCCCCTTCTCATTCCGCTTGCGGATGTGAAGAGGCTGACAACAATGCGCCCATGATTTCTATTCCGGTCGAGGCTCTTTCCACCGACATGGAGGATGGCCAACAAGCCATGCCCGAAGTTGGTGATGAAGTTGTCCTAGAGGAAGTTCGCGGTGTTCTCAAGAAGCTCGAAAACGGCGAGGCTTATGTCGAGATCCGCAGTGTCAACGGTATGCCCGCCGAGTACGAGTCCAAGGGCGACAAGGGTATGGAGAAGGAAGTCCCCATGGACGAGAAGGGTATGCGCGACATGGTCGCCGAGTACGATAGCGAGATGGAATCCTGATATGCCGATCTACACCTTCGAGAACAATGGCAAGTCCATCGAGCATATCGCTCCGATGGGTACTGATTCCATTGTCCTTGATGGCAAGCGTTGGAGCAGACAGCCGGTGGCCCGCTTCGGGGTCACCGGTTTTGCCCGCGAGGCCGAACTCAAGGACCATGTGAAGAAGGGATTTAGCCGGATGGAAGACCGGCAGGGCTCCCGCTTTGAAAGCACTTTCAGCAAGAATCAAATTCGCAAGATCTGGGATATATGAGCGCAAATTCAAATCTGGCCACTGAGTATTCGATGGGCAACGGCGGGTTCCAGCTCGTCCTCGTTACCACGTTGACCACTGGCCCATTCGTTGCGGTCACCACGATTGCTCCGACTACCTTCACCTCGATCACCGGCAAGAACATCAGCGGCAGTTGGTCGTCGGCCACTATCCCCGCTGGTATCACGCTTCCTGGACCGATCGACAGCTTCCAGATTTCGAGTGGTCAGGTGGTTGCGTTCAATGGAGTGATCAACTCTTAAGCCGTGACACTCGCTCTCGGAACAAGATTAACGTCCAGCGGATCCGGTGGGAATATCACCCCGATCGATCCGCCAATCTTGCGCCGGGATCTTTTGCAGGAGGACAATTTCTTCGTCCTTCTGGAGGATGGGGACAAGATTGTCATTACGTTCGGAACTTATGACAAGATAGCCCTCGAAGACGGCACAGACCTGCTACTGACCGAAGATTCAAACAAGTTCATACTAACAGTCTACTGATATGCCAGATACGAAAATCACAGCCTTAACGGCGATTGGAGCCAATCCGATCATCCCATCAACCTTCCCCATCCCGATGGTCGATCTTACCGACACATCGATGGCGGCGAGCGGCACCACGAAGAAGGTGACCGTGAACCAGATCCTGGGAGCCGGCGGCACCGCCACGCTCGCGTCCGCCACCATCACCGGCGACCTGACGGTGGATACCTCGACGCTGAAGGTGGACAGCGCGAACAATCGGGTGGGTATTGGGACGGCGAGTCCGACTGTTCCTTTGGATGTTGTTGGATCTGGATTGATTTCAACAGGTCTTGTCGTTGGAACATCGGCAACAAACAATGCTATTGATATTGTTGGTCCGGCAAGTGGTGCAAACGCTGGAAGCCAGCTTTCCTTTAAGAACGGAGCCACCACCAACGCAGCCATTGGAAACTACAGCAGGGTAATCGGTGGAGCCTACAATGAGAGTCTTGCGTTTTACTCCAACTCAAAAGACTTTGTTTTTTACAGCGGCGCAGAACGCTATCGCATCGCCTCTGACGGCGTA